GAGTTGATACCCCACACTTCGTCCCAAGTTTTGCTGTTTTCTACGCCAATGACATAATCTATCTGGCTTGCACCAAGACCGATTATTGCTACGTTTTGTCCTTTGAGACTTTCAATTTTTTCCACTAACTCACCCCAGATCGTAATAAGTCATACCGGAACTCATCTCGTGTGTTCCGACCCTCTGACAGATTCTTCATTCGGGCTATGCCCTCCTTGAATCTGTTTTCAAAGGTTCCTATTACGTCTGCGGGTTCTTTTAGAAAAATTGCAGCTTCTACCAGCGTTCCATACAGCAACGGATCAGGGTGATCTGTACTGAGTATGGTTGTCCCGCTTTCAGCTCCAGCCGTAAGCGAGTTTGGTTTGTGTAGATAATGCAGCTCTATCGAATAACCTGAGTCTGGTATCGGCGCAAGCTCAAAAGCGGTATCGTCAAACAAACTGTAATATCTAGGTCTACCTGTCACCGTCGTCGTCGGAGAAAACTCCTTAATGAACGATGGGTGCTTGAAATCCAGATAGTAGTATCTGCTTGAGTCGATAACCGCTAATGAGAAAGGCGCAAAAAAATCACTTGGCGTTGCCAAGAACCGATTGCTAGTTGTTACGTTCCCGGTCACATTTTTTCTTTGCTCCGGCAACTGCACCATCTTGAATATACGGTTCTCACTCTCTTGAATGAAAGTGTTGATATTGTTATTGAAAGTGGTTTCATCCACCTCCAGATAATCTTTTACTGCGCTTTTAAGCGTTGCGAATGTGAAACTCATGTAATAGTCACCGTAAGAGTGCCAACACTAACGGAAAGTCCAAAAGTTTGCAAAGTTGTACCAAGTTTTGCACTCCCATCGCTTGCGTAGACGCTGAAAAAATTGCCGTCGTTACCATCGGCGGCAGGATCGATTCTTGGGTTGCGTAATGCCTGGGGATCTTTGGGAGCTGGTTTAGGATCAAGCTGAGGATGCTTCGGACTCCACTGGTCTGGTCCGACCAGCAAACCATCCCAAGTCTTTTTCATATCTCTGAGCCGATATCTGAAACCAGTGATATCGCAGATACCGTAAGCGTTTTTGTTACTAGCGAAGGGCATTACGGCGTGTAGTAGTTTCGCACATCAGGAGAGATCCTAAACGATGCTCTCTCCTCATCTTGGCTCAGTGCGCGGGTAAACTCTTCTTCATACAAAGCTTTCAATCCTTGCACTCGTTCCGGCGCTCTTTTCAACGCCAAGTAGTAAGCCAAACCCGCCGTCAGACATGGAAAGAAACGAAACGGAATCTCCATAGTGTTCGCACCAACATCAGCATCGTCCATTCTGCTCAACACGTTTAGATGTAAGACATAGGTGCTGTTTTTGTCAGGTGTCGGCCATACCGAAACCGTGGGCGATAACTGCTTATCTACAAAATACTGGTTTGGTTTGCCTGTAGAACTCTTGGTGGTGATATTTGCATACTCTGCGCGGGATAACCGAGTAAGAGGTATGTCTGTTGTCGTGCTTTGTATGGTTTCACGAATGAATACATCCAACACATCAATAGTCGCAGTCGGGTTCGTGGAATCAATCGTATAACTGCTGGTATCTTTGACCATGCTGATGGTCTTTTGAGTGACCGTCCACTGATTCAAACCTCGGTTTGCCCACTCAGCCAACATCAAGTTCAGTGATCGCGTGGCACTTTTCAGATCGTAACCAGTGCGAAGCTCTAACCCGCAACGCTCAAACGCCTCTTCTATGTAGATCGCTACATCTGGTTCAAATGTTTTTGTGCCACTCGTTGCCATTACTTCTTCTTACCCTTCTTCGGTTTCTCATCCTCTGCGTATAAGTTGTTGAAGATCTGTTGTGTGTCCAGCGTGTAGTCTAAATCGCTTTTTGAGTAATGGATATATTGAGATGGTCTGAAATCTGGAGCGCCTTCCCCGGTTTCAAACCATGCTGGATGTGTCACCCTGACACGATTATTAGGAAGAGCAACAATATTCCCGGTCCAAGGACCAGCATCGAGCAGCTCAAGAACGTGACTTTGTTTATGCTGCGCCGGATCATCCGCTATCTCATTTTCCGCATAATCGACCGTAAAGTAATACTTTGCAGGATATAGATCTCCGTCAATTTTTGCCAACCAAGGACAAGGGGTTGCGCGATCCAGCACATAAACAGCATGATTATAAGAAGAACAATCCCAAGGCTGAGCAGACCAGACCGGCATTGTCTCAGGCCAATCTTCAAGTGGGGTGTCGCCCACAAGCGCAGTGATTGGCATTCTCGCCCACATCGCGCCACCAGTGACGTTAGGTTCGTTATCGTCGTCATACGTTTCTGCTCCAGTGAATATCACTTGAAAAGATAAACACCTGGTCGGCATCGTGGTTACAGCTATAGCCATCGCGTGTAAGAACTCGCCATGGTACTTTTGATGGTTGTGCGTATACTCCTTCCTCACCCAACACTTAAAATGAGGAATATTGGATTGTAAATACGGCACTTACATCTATCGACCGTATAAACCACTATTCTTGTTGGAAGGCCCACGGCCTTTCAAAGCACCGCCAGCAGCATAGCCCTTAGTCTTCATCTTACCGCCCTTAGCCATGCCTTTTGCTTTCATTGAACCGCCCATAGCCTTTTTCTTAACTTTGGCTTTTTTGAACTTTTCAAACTCTTCGTTGCTCACCGCTCCTTTTTTGGCTTTACCGCCCTTTTTCATGCCTTTTGCCTTCATGGAGCCACCTTTCATCATCCCTTTGGCCTTCATCGCACCACCTTTCATCATACCCTTGGATTTTTTATGTCCCGGCATTTTTATCTCCTACCTGTTGGTTTTTCTTTTATCATTTGGTTCAAACGCTTTACACCCTCAACACCGTCCTCTAAAACAATGTCGTTAACAGACCTCTTATCTTGGGGTAAGACCTTATTTACTACTAATCGATCTACATCCTCTTGAGGCGCTTCATATAATTTTTTACGAACCTCATCGCCGTCTTTTCCGGCTTGTTTTAACAGTCTCGTTATAATGCCCATACAACCCCTAAGATCTTGGAACCCTGGTCATTTTTTGTTTGCTAGGCATCACTGCCCCGCAACCCCGTGATTGAATCATAACAGCGCCACCTTGCGCGGCAAACGTCTTTACGTTTGTTGGTTTACCGCCAACGCCTTGTTTCTTTGCTCTTTTTCTGGTGACAGCAGACTTGATTTCACCTTTGCTCATTCTGGCAGCGGTGGCTTTTGGCACACATTTCGGGTATTTTCTTTTGCGATCTTTTTCTAGCTTCGATCTGCCACACTTCTCAAAGCCACCACCTTTTTTGGGTGCTCCGATATCGACCCACTCTTGCTTGAACCATTCCGTGAGACCGCCTTTACGCTTTGCCATGTTGTCTCCTAATAGCATCTTTGCCTTTCTTAAACACGTTAGCGATTCCGGTCTTACCCATCACTTTTGCTCTTTGCTCTGCAACCGTCAAAATCTGTATCTTTCGGGCAAACGGCTTATCAATTCTTTTTACTTTTCTCACCGTCGCATCTGCGTCTTTCATCGTCGCGAACTTGATGCCAACCGTGTCTTTGGGGTTCTCATCTGTATATAGCCGTCGCCCTGACCCTTTTGGTTTCTTTCCTGTTCCGACTTTGGGATCCGGTTTCTTTTTCATTAGCTGCGAGGAACTCGTGTTTGTTTCTGCTTGCCCGGCATAATCGCGCCACAACCTCTTGATTGAACCAGAACGCTACCGCCTTGGCTCATTTTCTTAGCCATGCTTTTAGCTATAGCAGTGCCTCGCGCTCTTTCGTACTTTGATATCTTTCCGTCTTTATCAAGATCGCTTTTCTTGGCGTCAAAAGCGACCTCACCACCAGCAGCTTTCTTTGCGCCTTTGTACTTGCCACCCATTTTCTTGTATTCAGAAACCATATAAGAATTTGCATACGCAGAAGGGTACACATCGAACTTAGCTTTCGCTTTTGCTTTCGCCTTTCTGTAAAGGCTTGGATTGGCTACGTTATCTGGGATATTGTCTTTTTTAGCACTGCCACCTTTTTTCAACTTAATAGACTCCAAAGTTTGCGCTTGTTTAGCGTGTGTGTTGCTGGCTTTTTTTAGAGCTTTTGCGACTTTTTGAATTTTTTCTTTTGGCATTATCTTATTGAAACCCTTCCTAATGGCGTATTTTTAAACACTCGCGGTGGAGCTATGCCAGCTTGTTGTTGAGCGGTCTGTGTTGGCGCTTGAATCGCTACATTCGTAACTGGATCAGGAGGTACTATACCCACTGGATCCGCTGGTCTTGCGACTACGGTTATAGGTGTCTGTCCGGTCAGACTCCTGTCTGCAACGTAGTTTTGGAACTCTTGAGCGCCTTCTGTTGTTGGGCGTGTGCTGTATCCACCGCCTTGTCCGAGTGGGTCCATGCCACCAGCTCCCGGTCCTACTGAAACCGTTGGAGCTTGTACGGTGGTGGTTGGTTGGGGTAAGCCAGCTAAGACCTCTTGTGTAATCTGTTGCCTTAGCGCATCCACATCGATCTGTTCTGGTATGGAGCTTTGGATTTGCTGTAACTGCTGTTGAATCGGATCTATCGCAGTCGTGATGGCTGTTTGTCGCTCTTGTTGTATGTTGGCCGGATCAAGCTGTGCTTGTTGCAAAGCTTGAATCTGCTCTTGCAGACCACCTCTTTGTTCTGACCCAGTTTGAACTGCTGTCTGCAAGTTTTGTAGATCTTGTAAGGATGCTCTGTCTTGTAAAGCACTAGCAAGATCTTCTTGTGTGATACCTCGCTCCTCTAACGATGCGATCTGACTTGCTAACTGAGCTCTTTCCTCAGATGCAGAAGCTACAAAGTTGTCTGATTGCTCTGCTATTTCGTTAATTCGATTCTGTATCTCATCAACGGGTAGAGTTTGTACTTGCTCTTTTAGTGTCCCTATCTGGGCCTCCAGGTTGTTGACGATCTGCTCTCTTTCGCCACGAAGGGTTTCAGTCGTCTGAGCTGCTTCTTGACTCACTGAATCTGATACACCCTTCAATTCGTCTGTGAGAGAGTCAATCCTTCCTTGGACCAAATCTACAGCGCCCTTTTGACTCTCTCTTAATTCTGCTGATAGTTTTGCTTGTTCTTCTTCAATGGTTTTTGAAATACCACCCAAATCTTGTGTCAGCGATCCGATCCTAGTTTGTAGATCACCGATTACTGTGCCTTGATCTGCTACCTCTGCTGAGGCTGCTTCTCTAGCTTCCGCAATCCTATCCTCTAATGATTTCGTTAGCTCTGATCGTTGAGCTGCTGCTGCGTCTGCGACACTAGCGGTTTCTTCAGCTAATTCAGATCGTAGATCGCTGATCGCTTTGACTCTTGCTGCCTCTTGCGCTTTTTCAGCTTCTCTTTGTTGTTCAAAGATGTCGGTGAACCGTTGCTTAATATCTCCCTCAGAGAAATCGGGCCTGTCTAGCCTCGTTAAACCAGTCGTTACACTCGGCGTTCTTATAGGGCCTCGATCAAAAACAGGCTGATCCAAAAGATAGCTTTGCAGATCCGCATACGGACTTCGCGCTGTTCCATACTCTGCTGCCGCCCGATCAAGATCTGTTGTTGGTCGGGTGGGCAGTCGCTCAAAAAAACCGCCTCCCGGCATGATTGTTGGTGCTTCGATTGGTCTTCTTTCTGCCATTTAAATCACCAGTTCTTACACGACCAGTACGATGCAGCGAAAACATCTTTTTTCTTTTCTACCGCATCGCAGTTGTGCCTCGCACGAAAGTTGCGTCTTCGCTCTGGGTTGTCTCGCTTGATCTCCATATTAGGATCTCCGTATCGGACGATCTTTACCTGGTCGCCTTTCTTAGCAAGCACCTTGAACTTTTTGTTTTCGCCACTGGTTCGCACTTGTTTGTTGTAACCAGGGAAAGACTCACCTCTATAGATGAGTCTTCCCGACTTGGTTCTTTTCACATCCTTGGTGTCAGCCATCAATCATACCGTTTCAAAAGTTCCAATATGATCATATAGGTGTCACCACTACTGTGGCCCGTTGTGCTAAATAAGATGTCTCCGGTTTTACCAGAACCCGCATTGTTAGGTATGGCAGAAAACGAGTCGTAATACTCATCTCCTGTCGAATCTGCTGGCAAACCGATTGCCAAAACATTCGTTGACGCATCAAAATCTAATTTGACGGACATACCAACTGTTGCCCAATAGATCCTCTGTATGTGGACCTCTGTGCAACTTTGACCTCTTGCGTTCTTGGCAAGTGCTGACACATCTACTTTGACAACATTACTTTCGCCGGTTCCATCGGATACATTTGTAAACCTTAGAACGGCGTTGCGTTCACCATCTTGGATGGTTTGTGTTGCAACCGCATCAGCCATACGTCACCCCCTAAAGTTCTGTATTGGCGGTTCGCTCTTTCATTGCCGTGACGTAATCTACCGTCAGCACTTTAGCAGCAGCCGCGCCGTTTTGGATTCCAAAGCTGACAGTTAGTTCCTCATCATCAGGTGCATTTGTCGAAACCACGGTTCCAACCTCTGCGTTGTTTTGATAAACGTGGAAGGTTTGATCTCGTGGATCGAAAACAAAACCAACAGTCATGAAGGTGTCGTCGGCCATAGCTGCTGGAAGATCCAGTGTGCTTTGGGTGCCATCTTTCTCTACGATGAATTGCAGAGTCGTGCTGCCATCAGTTAACAAAAAGAAGATGCCGTCGCTTACGTCAAGCGGTGAGGTGTCTGTGATTTGCAGACCCATTACTACATCGCTTGCATCCGCATCAGAAGTTTTGAATCTAGCGTTGAAAGCCAGTTGCTTTCCAGACTCAAACTTGAATCCCTCTTTTACGAGTTGAAGGAAATCATTATCGTTGTCGGCATCGTCATTAGTGATAACCAACAGACCGCCATCACCATCACCTAGAGCTTCTGACGCATTGCCAGATCCACCCTCAGTTGTGGTGATCGTCCAATCCGATGCGAGATAGGTATCAAAGTCATTGTGATATGTGTGGTATTTTGCGGGAGATGGCATCTTGAGTTTGCCAAGAGTGCTTGTACCCGCGACGTTAGTAACGCCCGAAGTAAAGTGTGTCGTCATAACAGCTCTCCTTTAGAACCAGTGATCAGACCATCCGATCACCATTTGACTTTTTCAGTTTAGCTTATGCGTAGCCACAAAAAAAGAGGGCCGAAGCCCTCTGATTCTGCATCATTGTCTGTTAATAACATACAATGACTTGAGGTATGGTAAAAACAAGGCCCTAGAAGGGCCTCATTTAACCCCTGAGAGCTTTTAAGCTCCTTGGGAACCAAAAATACCCCTTGGGTCGGAAAAGCCGAAAGAGTACCTCTCACGCGCTTTGTACCGAATGTTACCAGTGCTGAAGTCAGGCTCCATGCTGGTTTCCATAGGCGTTCTCTGGAACATCTTAAGACCTTCGCCAGCTTCAGTGACAGTTGTCAGTATGAAGTAAGCATCTGGGTCATTTAGATAATGGTTGACCGTGTAACCGCCGGGAAGAACACCAGTGTTCTTGATAGCGTTGAGGTCATTATCTGCCGTTCCTGATCTTGCTGGTGAATTTAAGATTCGGTCAGCGACAAAAACCAGTTGTGGCGGCACAACAAGTTTTGTGGCTCTGACTGAAATCGTCAATCCACGATCATCAGTGAAAGTGCTGATGTCAATGAGGTTGTCTTCTAACGAAGTCTCATTGAGGTCTGCCATGGTTGTAGCTCTGTTGGCCAACGTACCACCACCCGCTAGAGGGTGAGCAGTGTTGATCAAAGATACGCCATCGCCACCAGTGAAAGAGCTTGAGAAAGCGTTGTTAAGAACATCCGCTCCTTTTACTTCTTTCGTGTGAGCCATGGATCGTGCCAAAGCACGAACATATCTCTTACCCAACGAGTCATACAAATTATCTTCTTGAGCCTCTTCCGTACATAAGTCATTGATTTATCAAGACTTTTTGTGTTCAGACCGATTCGCTACTCTCGATCCCGTCTTGTTTCCAAGACCGCTGCATATCGCTATGCAGATCAGACTATATCTTCAACCGTTCTGGTTGGATGGCGCTTCCACTCGCTTGAGTGTACTTCCTTTCGGAATAGTCGTTGCACCTTCCTCTTTCGAGGCTTGGCTCAGTATTGTCTCAGGTATTGAGATGTTCACTGAATTCACCATCTTATGTCCTGCGTATTCCTACGCAGCGCGCCCACGGATATTATCAAGCGCGAAGGCCAACGAAATCGTGTCATGCGTATATCGGGCAGTGAAACCTTCACTTGCCTGATCAAATGATACGCCTTGACCTTCGGTTTTCGTTGGTGCGGCTCCGAAGCCAGTGATCAGAACTTCTTCTTCAAAAGCTCTTTGACTGTCTTCCATCGCATAGATTTCTTCGTATTCGCGATCATATTGATCATACGATTGACCAAAGAGTGCATTAAGCCCCGGCTCAAGCTCTTTGGCTAACTGTGCTCTGCTAATAGCCATAAATTAGTCTCCTATTAAGCCAAGCCAGCGCCTTTCACTCCCATAATGTGGTTTTGTATAACCACCATTACGTTTGTGTTGGCACTTGCAACGTCGTCGTTATCGGGATCCTGGCTGATGTCTATAGCTTTCAAAGGTAACGTCGTGGTGGTAGCACCAGTGGTTACGTCTAATTCCATATTACTTCTGCCAGAAGCGGTGTCACCTGTTGTTGACTGATCTACGATATCGAAATTACCGAACAGATCAGCTACAGGAAAGGTATCGTCAGCTTGGATCTCAAACACTACATCAGGATCATCAATGATGAATGCAATGATATCACTCGCTACTATCGAACCTGGATAATGGTTTTTGAAAACCACCTCTTTTGATGTCGGGTCGGTGTACTGAACTCCGTTGAAAACTCCTACCACTGGAACAGTGCTAGAGGCTGCTGCACGAGAAACCGTACCACCAGTGAGCTGCTTCACCAAGTCTCCTTGGAAAATCGCACCACTCTGGTTACTTGCGATACGGTAACGGCTTTGGCCACCAGAATAAGGAGCGCCCCCCATCATACGAGCTGGGATCAAACCAAATGCGGCATCTTTATTTGCCATAATTAGTCCTCTCTATTTTTTGCCAAATGTTACACGGGTGTCGCGTTGTGGATCATACTTTACATATCGACCGTCGTTCTTCATTTCATTGAACATGGTATTGTCCAAAGCGTTCTGAGCGTCACGGTTTTTCTGTTCGTAGTAATCGTTTCTTTGTTCAACGATTTCTTCGGGTATCTCCGCAAGCAACAATCCGTCACTATAAACGACCCCGGCGTGTTTCCCCGACTCTAAAGTTGGGAAGTCCCAGCCATCAGGCAAATCTTCTGGCTTCTTCAATTCCCAACCCTCTCGGATTCGGGAAGCCACATTAGATCTATCTTCTTGGCCTAGCATTGACTCTCTGATCCATCGCTGAACATAACCGTCCCTTGCTGGTGGAGCGTCTAGCTTTCGCCTTGGTCGCCATTCTTGTCGCCTAG